TACAAGGCTTGGCCGCGGACTGCCTGAAGCTCGCAATGGCCAGATTGATTACAGAGCTTGCAGACAAACCCTATATCCGCCCCATCATGACAGTGCATGACAGCCTTGTATTTGAGGTGCGCCGTGACAAGGCTGACGAGGCCGTCAGCATCGTAACAAGGTGCATGGAGACCATGCCGCCCCTGGACAATTTCATGTCGTTGGCGGCGGATGTATCTGTTGGAGAAAGGTACGGTGAACTTTCATGATGCACGAATTTAAATATAACGCATCAGGTTGTCCCGACCCGACTGCCTGCGCTGTGTTTTCCAGGCTCGAACAGGAGCGTAAATGGAAGCTCTACGGTTTTATTCCGATCGCATATATATGCGCCGCGAACGCATGCGAGCAGACCCTCCACCGTTACTGCGCGATTGCTATGGCGGAGGGGCGGATTCCCTTGGCACCGCAGTTGTTTTTTGATCATGGAGCAACGTCAGATGATGAGGATACACAGGAAAAACTAATGTATTGGGGCTTGATTCTCCAATCCTTTTGTCAGGAAGTGTGGTGTTTTGGCAGTGAGCGTACACCCACATTGCAAAAAGAGCTGTATAAGGCCAAGCATCGCAATATCAAAATCCGATTTTTCGACGACAACCTCGTGGAGGTGCGACCGTGAAAACACTCAACATCCCCTTGGAAGAATTCCTTCGTCCGTTCTTCGCTGCCGAGGACAGAATCTGCCTGCGCATCTTTGCGGACCAGAAGCATGGCGACCCATTCCAAGGCATGAAGCTGGAAACGTCACTATGTGACATCACCAAGCGATTGCCAGCGCTCAGGGAACACAACCAAAAGAACCGCGGTATCTATTTCGTGGTCAACGCTGGCGGTCATGAGGATAACGACATCACACGCATCAATGCCCAGTTCATGGAATGCGATGATGCCTCCATTGAAGAGCAGTGGGCACGGATACAAGCGTTTCCGCTAGAACCCTCCATTGTTGTCAAGACCCGCAAATCCCTGCATACCTATTGGCTGGTGCGGGATGCTAGCGTCGCATCGTTTCGCAGAGTTCAGCGTGAGCTGGTGGCGCACTTTGATGGCGACAAGTCCTGCGTCAACGAAAGCCGTGTCCTGCGCTTGCCCGGGTTCAATCATTGCAAACAGGAACCCGTCATGGTCACCTGTGTCAAGTTTAACCCAGAGCTGCGTTACACGCAGGCTCAGATGGAAGAGCATCTGCCAAAACTCAAGGAAGAAATGCCACCTGTCGATACGGCCTCTGCGCCCAGCGGGACGAGGCAGGGCTTGCACTCAGTGCTGCGTCGCTGTGCGTTCATGACACATTGCAAAGACCACGCCGCTAAGCTCCCTGAACACGACTGGTATGCGATGATTACCAACCTTGCTGTGTTTAATGGCGGTGAGCAGATGATTCATGCGCTGTCGGCCAAGTATCCCAACTATCGGGCGGAGGAGACGCAAAGCAAAATTAAGCACTTCCTTGCGTCTGGCACCAAGCCCATGACCTGCAAAGCCATCGCGGGGAAAGGCTTCAAGTGCCCTCGCATGGCAAACGGCGAGTGCAAGTGCAAAGCGCCGGCGGCCATGTGTTATTTGCCCATGAACCTAAAAGAGCTTCGGGAAGCGCTAAAGTCTGTCAAACCCACAAACGACCCTTCGCAGGACATGCGCATCGCCCAGCAATTCATCAAGGATTCTTTGTACAACATCGAACGCTTGGAAGCTGGAACGTTCATCGAATATGATCTGCGTGATCATTTCAGGCTCAAGGCTGGAGACGCCAAAGCGCTGAGCCTGTATCACAAGGACATTCATCGCGCTTACACCTTAAGCCGCGAAACACGGCAAGCGATGCAGTCAGGGGAATTGCCTGACTGGTACGAGGTTACCGAGCGAGGTGGGATGCGTTTCCTGCCGGGCGTACTGGCCGAACACATGTCCAAGAATGTGGACGCTTTCTACGGCGCTGGCACGTTCTTTGCGTATGAGAACGGTGTGTATCACTCGCAGGATGGCCTCTGGGCATCGGGCAAGGTGCGCGAAAACATGATCGCCCGGCATGCGGTGCTAACGGCGATCAATGATGCAACGGGACAATGGCGTATGCTGATCAACCGTCCTGTGCAGGACATCAATCCCAACGCATTCATCCTTAATCTCAAAAATGGCCTGTACAACCTCCTAGACGAGTCGTTTCGTGAGCATACACCCGAATACCTGTCCACTGTGCAGATTGGCGCAGCGTATCGCCCCGAACTGATGGAACACGACGATCTCGGCTGTCCCGTGTTTGATCGCTTCCTGCAGAGCATCCTCGAAGAACCTGAGATCAAACTTCTGCAAGAGATCTTCGGTTATCTGCTTGTTCCCTTGAACAAAGCGCAGAAATCTTTTGTGTTTGTAGGAGCGGCAAACGCAGGTAAATCTACCTTGCTTGCCGTAGCACAGGACATCTTGCTGGGCAGTGACAACGTGTCCAATATCCCGTGGCAAAGTCTCGGTGACCGTTTCAATAAAGCAGAGCTGTTCGGCAAGCTGGCCAACATCTTTGCTGATCTGCCTTCTAAAGCCATAGACGATAACGGCATGTTCAAGGCACTCACTGGCGAGGATTACATCACCGCTGAACGCAAGAACAAAGACCCATTCTCCTTCAGGCCCTATGCACGGTTTCTGTTCTCCTGCAACGAGATACCCCGTAACTACGGGGATCGTTCAGAAGGCTTTTTTCGTCGCTTGATTATTATTCGGTTTCAACGATCTGTGCCAAAGGATAAGCGAGATCACAGCCTGCGTGAGAAGCTCGCAGCCGAGAGCGACGGCATCTTCATGTGGGCACTTGTCGGGCTTCGGCGCGTAATGAACAACGGATATCGTTTCAACGAAACAGCGGCGACGCGTGCTGAGTTGGAGAAATATCGCACCGAGAGCAGCAGCTCATTGTCGTTTGCGGATATGTATCTAACGCTTGACGAAGAGGCTATATCCGTCCGTGATGAAGTATACAACACGTACAAGGAATTCTGCAACGAAGCAGGATTCAAGAGCATGTCCCAGACCATATTCAACCGCGACATCGAAGCGCAGTACCCCACGATCCAGCGCAGCAGGGACAAGGTATCCAAGCGCCGTGTTTGGACTGGACTTCGGTACATCGCCGAGGGGAGGGACACGGACTGAGCATGATGACCAGAGTTAAGTTGCTCTTTCCGTCTGCTTGCCATAGCAGGTGGAAACCACATGGTTTTGTCGGTTTGTCGGCTGCGACATGCGTCCAAAACGCATAAAGTTGCGGCTATATATCCAGAGGGGTGAACCGAGAAAACCGTCTAGTTCTCTATTCTTTTATATTATGAGTAAAAAAGAAAAAAGAAAAAATAATATATATAGAGAGAGTGGGCAACTGACCCGGTTTTCTCGGTTCGTAGATAAAGTATGAGAGTGAGCACGAATGATTTTCAAGACCCGTTAGTGAACGAGCAATCTGGAAAAGCTGCCCGTGCGGCGAGCACAAAAATGACAGAAAAACATATCGTGGCCGCCATCATGCGGCTGCTGAAACAACGTACTTACTGCTTCGCTTGGAAGGAACACGGCGGGCAGTACGGTACCGCTGGCATCCCTGATATCATCGTTTGCTGCCACGGAATGTTCGTGGCTTTCGAGGTCAAGACTGAGACGGGCAAGCTCACAAAGCTACAAGAAACAACGCTGCGACGCATCAACGCTGCAAAGGGCCACGCTTACAAAGTCACATCCGCTGCGCAGGTGGCAGCAATCCTTGACGAACTGGAGGGAGACATCTATGAATAACACGCAAACCCCAATGACGGCCAAAGAGTATCTGGCGCAGATTCGACACATTGACCAGCAGATCCAAAACAAGTTGGATCGCATTCGAGATCTGCGTGCACTTTCCCAGAGCATATCCGTTTCGTTTGAACAAGAACCCGTGACACACACTCGGAATGTCAATGTTCTGCCAGATTCCGTTATTCGTGTGTGGGAAGCCGAGCAGGAACTGGATCGGGCGATTGATTATCTTGTGGATTTGAAAGCTGAAGCCGCAAGACTGATCGACCAAATCCCGGACATGGACTGCCGGCTGATTTTGGAGGGTAAGTATATCAATCTCCAGAGTTTCCAGTCCATTGCGGATGGCTTGCACATGAGCAAGCAGCATGTTCACCGCCTGCACGACAGTAAAGCACTGCCCATGGTGGATGCCTTGCTGCGCGAATCCATGAGGCACCCCTATGCACAGTAGAGAGCGAAAGGCACTGGTGTGCCTGACCTGTCCAGAGCTTTACGCGCTGATGAAGGTTGTTTGCACGCGGTTTGGATTGATGCGGCTTGCATATGCTGATATTCGGCAGTTGCACGGGACGGCAACCCCACTCCCTCTTCATACGCAGAGCGATACGGGTTATTTGTGGGTAGATAAATACTACTTGGCATATCAGTTGGATGCTGACGTGCTGCGGTACGCCTACCTAACCCGAACTCATGTACGCGAGGAGATGCGGAGCTATTTTGAAGCTGCTGATGAACGCGCTCGGAGTGTTCGTCTGCCCACTACGGTTGCGGTTGCATTCAAAAAAGCTTCTTGCAACGCCAATCAGTATCGACCAGAGACGTGGGTTGGCGCTGCTTATCATCCCCTGCTCAGGGGCGGTTAAAACTTTTTTCAAAAAAGTCCGACCATGTGACAAATGTTACAAAAAGGTGTGTTACGATGGTATCGTGGAAGAAATATACTCAAGCCTTCGCCATTGCTGGCGGGGGCTTTCTCTAAACCCAAAATTAGGATTGGAGTGAAACCCATGGATAAAGATTTAAGAACTGCCGAGAGCGTGTGTGCTGGACACCCGGATAAACTCTGTGACCAGATTGCAGATCGCATACTGGATGAATGCCTTCGTTCGGACACGCACTCACGGGTGGCCTGTGAGGTGATGGCGACTAAGGGTCGGATCATCATCGCAGGTGAAATCAGCTGTGCTGGCAAGTCGAATGTGCGAAGCATCGTGCGCAGCGTGCTCAGCGATGTCGGCTACGAGCCGTTTGATTTTAAAGTGCAGGTGTATCTGCATCGCCAAAGCCCGGACATCTCCGCTGGCGTGAGCCAATCGCTGGAAGTCCGTGCAGGCAGCGATGATGATTCAAAAGCCATCGGCGCTGGTGATCAGGGCACGATGTATGGCTATGCCACCAACGAGACCCATGAAATGCTGCCGCTCCCTGTGGTTCTGGCGCATCGGATTTGTAAGCGTGTGGATGAGGTTCGTCAAAATGGAATCCTCCGGGGCAGCTTGCCCGACGGCAAGGCGCAGGTGACGATTGAGTACGAGGACGACCAACCCAAGCGCGTACAAGCGGTGGTGGTGTCCGTCCAGCATACCAGCGAGAAAGATTTGAGAGCACTTAAACAGGAGATTTACTTCCAGGTGCTTCTGCCATGCTTTGAAGCTTTCCCGATGGATGATGATACCGAGGTACTCATCAATCCATCGGGTCGTTTTGTGGAAGGCGGCCCTGCTGCCGACACAGGCCTGACGGGTCGCAAGCTCATGGTGGACACCTATGGCGGCCTGGCCTTGCAAGGCGGCGGAGCACTTTCAGGAAAGGATGCCACTAAGGTTGACCGCACGGGCGCGTACATGGCACGGTATATCGCCAAGCATGTCGTAGCCTGCGGCTTGGCCAGCCGCTGCCAAGTGAACCTCTGCTATGCCATCGGCAAGGCAGTGCCTGTGGCGGTTCGGGTAGACACCTTTGGAAGCGAGACGATTCCAAAGCACATGATCGACCACGCTGTGCTTAACAGCTTCCCCCTCAGCCCCTCTGGAATGATCGACCTTCTTCAGCTTCGCCGCCCGATCTATGCGCCAACCGCTGTGTACGGTCACTTCACCAACCCCAACTATCCTTGGGAGCAGCTTGATCGTTGCGCTGTCTTAGAAAGTGCAGTCAAGAAAATTCAGGAGCACTACTCAAATTGATGCAAAACCTTATCTTGCTATTACAAAAATAGTACGGTAACATCACGACGATTTGAAAGCGAGGTGGTAAATCCAATGACCAAAGAACAACATCAAACGCTGTTGAATTTGAAAGTCCAGCAGCAAAATGAACACTTACCCTGTCCTCGGTGTGGGAAGGATACGATGGCTGATAACGTGAATCGCAATGCTCTCAGTCGACAAGCAGATATCATGGTTTGCGATGTTTGCGGAACGTCTGAAGCCTTGCTCGCTGTCAAGGGTGAACAGCTCCCGATTGGTGAATGGGCGTGTATGAGACCGACTGTTGATTTCAAAACCCTGTCCGGTGATCAGGTGTGGGAAAGCCTCCAAGGAGCACAAACGCATTGCCTGTGCTATTTGTTTGAGCGTTGGCGGGACGAATGCGAGTATGAGGATTTCAAAGAGTTTCAGGAGCTCGCCCACAGTGTTTGTCCTGGGTTGGTTCGGCTCGAACCCAACCCATTCCATGCTGTGTTCGACTCAGCGGATGGTCCCCTCACGATTCGATTCGAGAGCACCGATGAAGAGATTAGTATCATTGCAGAACTAGATGAGGAATAATCATCAGCAGCCTTTGACCGGCTTCTGTTTGCCCCACGTTGGCACGTGTTGAAACGAAACCGCAACCCTAACGGGTCACCTTCTCCTGGATTCAAAAGCCCCACAAACGGGAAAACGCCTGCTCGATTTGAAAGCCGAGCAGGCGTTTTGCGTTGGGAGATTATTGCTTGGCATGGCGGAAGCTCCTGCGCAGGGCTGGACGCAGCACCCGCTTGATTTGAGAGCGTAGTCCCAGTTCGATGTATGCATCTCGGATGCCATTGTAATACTCGGTGGTGGGTAAGCTGTACCGCTTGTGATTCATGAGATAGATCATCCCCTTGATTTGAGAGCCATCATCCATGTGAACCATCCATTCTTCCTTGATGTAATAGCTGGGATACCCTTCGTATCGGTCAAGGTGTTTTTCGTCGGCTTTGCTGATTTCCCAGATGGCGACGGGCACAAAGGCGTTCTTGATTTGGGAACGTTCGACCGTGGCATGCAGGAAGAACTCCAGCTGTGCGCCCTGCAGCCGTCCCGTGCTGATGAGCTTGGCATCGGGACATCTGTACGCCATTTGGTCTGTGGACATGTTGGAACCGTAAGCAATATATTTCATCATTCTCTCCTTGATTTCAAAGCTGTGGTTAGTCGAGACGGAATTCTATGGTGAGGATACCATGGTGTGTCATAAATGCGATTTCGGTGACCGGGTCTTGCAGAAAGGTTTTCCGCGCTTCACGGATGATGTGTTCGTACCGTGCCTGCCCGACCAGGGCTTTGACTTCCCTGAGCTTGATTTGAGAGCCTTCGAGCCGGAATGCTTTCTTCATGCTCTTGCGCTCCTCTCGCTGGATTTTACTACAGATGTACCGAGCGCAGCCTATGCGATGCCGTCTTGGGTAACGAGCTCGCGGATGGTTTCGTAGAAATCCCGCGCATCGTAGACCGTGGGCGGCAGGCCGTGCGCTGCATCCATCTTGATTTGGTCGCTTACGACATCCTGCGCGTCTGCCGGCGCCCAGTTTCGCTTCCCTTCCGCGCTCATGTTGTTATACACCTCGATGATGATATCCATGGTGCGGTCTTCTGCGCTTTCGTTCATGTTGTGTTCCCTCCTTGCTTGATTTGGAAGCTGTGGCTTCCCGCGACCTGCCAAGCGGCAGGTTTCGGCCGTGTGCCGCACGGCCTCGTCAGGCGGGTTGATGTAGAAGCTCCATCGGGTATGCGGCATCGGTGTGTTTGTGGGCGCTGATCAGGTCGTTGGCATATTGGATCAGGTCGGGGAGCGTGCGCTGGATGCGCTCGTCCCCGTCGAGTTTGGCGAGCATGATATGAGTTAGGCAGTCGTACAGGCTGTCGTCGTACCAATCGAAAACGTCCATGCACTGGGCGAAGGTGGTGATGTTCATGCGGAGTCCTCCCTCTTGATTTGAAAGCGTCAGTACACCTGGTGTTCGGGCAGCGTTGTGTCGGATTGGTTGGTCAGTTCATCCTCATCGATGACGGTCACCGTTACGTTTGGGTCGTCGGCATAAACCTCGGCAACGATGCCGCGCCAGACTTTAATCACGATGGTGTTCATGCAAATACCTCCCGGTTGATTTGAAAGCTGTGGCTTTCTTGTCCTGCAAAGTGATAGATTTCGGCTGACGGCCAGCCAGATTGATCAGGCAGGATGGTACGCAAGCCGAAGGGCGGATATCCTGTCGTATGCACCGGTTTTGTAATTCTTGAACTGGGAATTGATTTGTGTCATGCCAGTAATGCGCCAACCGAGCTGCTGTAACGCCCAAAGCGAGTCGGCCATGTTGGAGTGCGGGGACGAAATGGTAAAGCTCTTGATTTGAAAGCGTTTGCAGTCGGCTGCCATACCGGGCACGTCGGTTTCGAAGAAAGTGTCGTAGAAGTCCAGCTCATCGTTATTGCATTTTTGCGCGAACTGGTATGCGCGGATGAAGGTGTGTCCAACGCCGATGGCAGAGATAGGTGTCCGGGCTTGGATGGCGGCGTCGAGTTCGGGTATGGATTTCATGGGTGGTTCCTCCTTCGGTTTTCTGAAGCGCGGGCTTCCCGCGACGCCCCTTGATTTGGAGCGTTTCGACTGGCAGCCAACCAATCATCGTCAGGCGGGGCGTGCGTGCGCGGCGGCGACTTTTCTGGCAAACTCCGCCATTTCCATGGCGTTGCAATGCGCTTCGAAAAGGATAGGGTTGTTCTCGGCGTCAACGGGGTCAATGGCAAAAGCGGCTTCCTCGGCACGGTCGGCGGCCCTCAGGGCGGCTTTGGCCGTTCGCTCGGCATCCCGGCGGGTCTCAACCGACGGGTAAGTGTCGTACCGTTGTGCGAAGTAAAGGGCGACCCGACCGGCCTCGCGGGCACGGTTGGCACGGGCGGAAACGTAAGCGACTTGTTTGAAAAACATGGAACTCCTCCTTCGATGGTTAATCGGACGGCTTTGTCAGGGGGCGGGTTACCGGAGGATGGTGTGTCCGACCGAGTTGGCCAGGGTGACGAATTCGTCGGCGAGCTGGTCGGTGAAGTCAGCGGTTTCGTCGTCGCCCGCAGAGCGGGCGGCTTCAGCGGCGGCCCGGGCTGCCCAGTAGGTTGGGTCGCCCAATGCCCAGCCTTCGGGGTTGTTTGCGCTTGCAAGGGCTTCCAGAACCGAACGGGCGGCGAGTTGAACGGCTTGGGCGGCGCAAAGGATTCGTTCGTTTTGGTTTTCGTTCACGGAGCTGCCTCCTTGCCCGACGGCTTTTCCCGTCCGCGGCAGTTGCCACGTTTTCCGTGGCGCGACCCATTTATCGCTCGAGGTTTCCCAAAAAGCAAGCGGCTAAACCGCACAAGAATACCCGCCAGTCCTTTGTGGCTTAACACCAATCCACAAAAGGGTTTGCGGGTTTCTTCCTATACGGCGCGAAGGCGGTCCTGTGACCGCCCGCGCCGAAACTTTTAGCCGGCCGGCGCCGGGGGCCGGCGACGGGACTTCTCGACTTCACCGTGCGAAAGTCGGGCCTAAACGGCCGGGTTGTCCACTTCGCCGCTTCGCCGTAGTGAAGTCCGATGGCGGCCAGGATTTGGCTTTCGCGCTTTGCCCTGCGAAAGTTTGCCTTGGGGGAGGGGGATGCAATCTCTGTGAATCCCTTGCTCCAGACCGATCGGCCGACCCGCTTCCGTCGCCGAGAATTACAGGGGCCCGGGGCCCCTGAGCCCAAACCCAGTAAAATCGGGACTTTGTATGCAAAAAGGGCGCATAAAACACGCAAAATATTGGTGCATTATGCGCCTGTATAAATATGGAAACGCAAGCGGTTTTAAGCCACAATCCAAGAAAATCGGAGGGAAAACCCATGAACACCAACATGAATTTACAGCGCATACCCGTGGAAAAACTCAAGCCCGCGAAGTATAATCCGCGCAAAGATCTCAAACCCGGGGATGCTGCCTATGAAAAAATCAAGCGGTCAATGTCCACATTTGGCTATGTTGACCCTGTGATTTGGAACGAAGTCACAGGCAATATCGTAGGCGGTCATCAGCGTTACAAGGTGCTGGTGGCAGAGGGCACGACTGAGATTGATTGCGTGGTCGTGCATATCGACAGCCCAGCCGATGAAAAAGCACTGAACATCGCCCTCAACAAAGCAGTCGGTGAATGGGAGCCCGTGGCTCTGGCTGACTTGCTGGCCGACCTAAAAGATGGCGGCTATGACCTTGATGTTACTGGCTTTGACGCTGCCGAGGTGGATGCACTTTTTAACAAGGTGCTTGACAAGGACATCCAGGAAGATGACTTTGATGTCGATGAAGAACTCAAAAAACCTTGCTTCTCAAAATTGGGTGATGTTTGGCATTTGGGTAGGCATCGTGTCATCTGTGGTGACAGCACCTTGCCAGAAACATTTGAACGGCTGATGGGTGGCACAAAAGCAAATCTGATCTGTGTGGACCCGCCTTATCTCGTGTCGCTAGAGAGTGCCTCTGGAAAAATCAAAAATGATGATCTCAATGATGAAAAAGGCTATGAGTTTATTCTGCAGTCCCTGCAACGGCTTTCGGAAAACATGGCTAACGATGCCGCCATCTATATGTTTCACGCCGACTCCAATGGTCTGTTGTTCAGGCAAGCGTTTGATCAAGCCGGGTATCACCTCGGGGCGACTGTTATCTGGAAGAAAGATCAGCTCGTGCTTACGCGCACGGATTTCAAGTACCTGCATGAACCCATTCTCTATGGTTGGCTGAAGAAGGGTAAGCATAAATGGTACGGCGATCAAAAGCAGACGACCATTGTTGAGTTCCCGCGCATCAAAAACTCCAAGACCGAGGGCTGTGGTCATCCTTCTTCCAAGCCAGTGCCGCTGATTGCTTATCTCGTTAAACTCTCTACGCTGACGAACAGCGTGGTGCTGGATTCCTTTTTAGGCTCCGCTTCCACGCTTATGGCATGCGACCAGCTGGAACGTATCTGCTATGGCGTTGAGCTGGAACCCAAGTTTGTGGATGTAGCGGTAAAAAGATATCTGTCTACGCATGAAGGTGAGCAAACAGACGTTTTTGTTGTGCGCGATGGAGAGACAACTCCTGCTTCCAAAATTGTGGATGGAATTGAACAGGTGTAGACCGATGCAGTCGCTTTCGTGAGAAGGCGGTTTCTTTTGGTGGATAACACACCATATCACCGTACATTTTTGTGCGCTACACCATCTTGCTATTCCTTTCCACATGAGGGATGTATAGTACACCCCTAAAACGGGAGTACGCAACCTCAAGGAGGAAAATTACAATGACGATTTTGTTTGAAAACGGCAAGGAACTCAGAAAAGAACTAACACATGCCATAGGTGAAATTCTCGCAGTCAAGCCAGAGTATCAAGGGCCGCCATCGTTTGCATATAAGGTTGGCGATTACACGGTCAATCGAGACGGCGAGGTTGAAACGGATGAGTTCACTGATACCAAGGCCGTTGGTCAGCTTGTGGTCGGACTTCGCGCCAAGGGCTTTGCGACGACTGGTAATGACTGGGAAATTCCAGCGGAACCACCGCAGGATGAATTCATGAGTCGGTGCATCCAAAACAAGGGCATCGACGGCGTGAGCTTGCTGTTCCCCAAAGAGGGCATGACGGGAAATGACCTAGGCAATCTAAGCAAGCTCATCGAAGGTAAGGGTAACCTGATTAAGCTCGCTTTGGACACCGAAACGCTGGACTGTGACTTCACGGATGATGAGGTACTGCGGTTTGATTGGCTGGCGGGCACCTCATCGCCTGATCTCATTAACGCCACCATCCACCTCATCGCAGCGCTTATCAAAATGGCAAAGACTCAAAAGCGAGTGTCGATGACCTGGAAGAACACCGAGAACCCGAAGTACGCATTCCGATGTTTCTTGCTTAGGCTTGGATTTATCGGCGAAGAGTACAAGGACGTAAGAAAAGTGCTCATGGCGGGCATACCCGGAATTGGAAGCCGTAAAGCACCGAAACCACAGGAATCAACCGATACCGACGCATAACATCAAAGGGCACCTCAACCGCTGTGCGCTGCATGGCGGTATTTTTGTGCCCATTTTTATGAAGGGAGGCATTTCCATTGGCTACGCCCGGACGCAAGCCCAAGCCCACAGCACTCAAGGTGCTGGAAGGCAACCCCGGCAAACAGAAGCTGAACAAGCATGAACCCAAGCCACCGGCAGACAACATCCGATGCCCATCGTGGCTGTTGCCTGAAGCCAAGAAGGAATGGAAGCGCCTGGCGTCCGCCCTCAAAGCCATGGGCGTGCTGACGGAAGCCGACCTTACCGCATTTGCGGGCTACTGCCAAGCGTACGCACGCTGGCGCGAGGCGGAGGAGTTCATCACCCGGCATGGGTCGATTTTCAAAACACCCAGCGGTTATGTACAGCAAGTGCCGCAAGTGTCCATCGCCCAGCAAAACCTGAAGATCATGCAATCCTTCTGTACAGAATTTGGGCTAACACCCGCTTGCCGTGCACGAATTGCGACAGGCGATTCGTCTAGCATCGATTCCGATGATCCGATGGAAAAATTGCTCAAAGGGGGCTGGCAAGATGGCACATGATGAACGCAAAGCGCAGCGTACACTCCAGTTCATCGAGTGCCTTCGCCACACCAAGGGTGAGTTCCATGGGAAGCCATTCAAACTGCTGCCGTGGCAAAGACAAATCATCTCTGATGTCTTTGGCACTGTTAGGGAAGAAGACCTTACCATGCGCCAGTTCAATCAGGTGTATATCGAAATCGGGAAGAAAAACGGCAAGAGTGAGCTTGGCGCAGCGGTCGCCTTGAATATGCTGGTCAACGATGATGAGTGGAAAGCTGAGGTCTACTCCTGCGCATGTGACCGCCAGCAGGCAGGGATTGTTTTTGATGTCGCGGTGGACATGGTCAGGCAGTCACCCGCGCTGGCGCGGCGCATTAAAATCATTCCATCAACCAAACGCATGGTGTTCCAGCCAACAGGCAGCATTTATCAGGTGTTATCCTCAGAAATTTCTACAAAACATGGTTTGAATGTGTCGGCGTGTATTTTTGACGAACTGCACACCCAGCCGACCCGAAAACTTTTTGATGTCATGACCCAAGGCAGCGGTGATGCACGAAAGCAACCACTGTTTTTCTTTCTGACCACGGCGGGAACAGACCGTAACAGCATCTGCTGGGAAGTGCATCAAAAGGCGCTGGATATATTGGAAGGCCGCAAGCGTGATCCGCGCTTTTATCCTGTGGTATTTGGTCTCCCAGATACCGAGGATTGGAAGCTGGAGAAGAACTGGTACAAGGCCAACCCATCGCTTGGACACACCATTGGCATTGATAAGGTGCGGGATGCCTACCGTAAAGCCCTCGAAAGCCCAGCAGATGAGAACATGTTTCGCCAGCTTCGCTTAAACCAGTGGGTCAAGCAGTCTATCCGCTGGATGCCCATGGACAAGTGGGACGAATGCGGAGCATCGTTTGATGTATCAATCCTTGAAGGGCGAGCGTGCTACGCTGGGCTTGACCTTGCCAGCACCAGTGACCTGGCCGCGATTGTGCTGGTATTTCCACCTGAAAATGATGATGAGCCCTACTACGTATTGCCATACTTTTGGTTGCCTGATGAAACGCTTGAACTGCGTGTGCGCCGCGACCATGTGATGTATGACGTGTGGGAAAAGCAGGACTTCATCCAAACCACCGAAGGCAATGTGGTGCATTACGGCTTCATCCAAAAAGCCATCAATGATCTTGGGGAACGATTCAACATCCGTGAAATCGCCTATGACCGTTGGAACGCCACCATGATGGTGCAAGCGCTCGAAGATGACGGCTTTACCATGATTCCCTTCGGTCAGGGTTTTCGTGATATGAGTCCGCCCACGAAAGAACTCATGCGCTTGGTGCTGGAGCACCGCATCGCGCATGGCGGTCATCCTGTGCTTCGGTGGAATATGGACAACGCCTATGTGAAAACCGACCCAGCAGGGAACCAAAAAATCGATAAATCCAAATCCACCGAAAAGGTCGATGGTGCGGTGGCTATGGTGATGGCGCTCGACCGTGCCATGAAGAATCAGAGCAATAACGGCAGTGTCTATGACGATGATCGAGGCCTATTGTTTATTTGAGGAGGTTCACAATGCCACGTAGACCCAAACGCCCCTGTCGCCATCCTGGCTGTGCGAATCTGTCGGATGGTGTGTATTGCGAGGAACACCGAAAACAATATACCCGTGATAGTGCAGCTGCTCGCGGGTATGACAAGCGGTGGCAACGAGCGAGGGCCCGATTTCTGAAACAAAATCCGCTGTGCGCGGAGTGTCTGCGTAATCATCGCACCACACCTGCGACTGTGGTTGACCATATCATTCCACACCGTGGTAATCAAAGACTGTTCTGGGATCAGACCAACTGGCAGCCGCTGTGCAAAAAATGCCATGACCATAAGACGGGGCTTGGCCTATAACCTTGGAGGTGTCCCATGAAAAACCCTTTCCCACAGTTGTTCCGCTCGCGGGATAAACCGCAAAATGCCGTCAGCCAAGCGCTGGCGTTTTATTTTGGCTCCAGCGAGGCGGGCAAGTCGGTCACCCCGCGCTCTGCCATGCAGATGTCGGCGGTGTACGCCTGCGTTCGTGTCATTGCCGAAACGGTCGCCAGCCTGCCGCTGCACGTGTATCAGTTTACGGATGACGGCAAGGAAAAGGCAATGGATCATCCGCTGTACCAACTGCTTCACGATGAACCCAACAGCGAAATGACCTCATTCGTCTGGCGGGAAACGATGCTTTCGCACCTGCTGCTTTGGGGTAATGCCTACAGTCAAATCATCCGCTCAGGTCGGGGGCAAATTGTGGGGTTGTACCCGCTCTTGCCTGACAAGATGAATGTCGACCGTAATTCGAGCGGTGCGCTTGTTTACGAGTACACGACCCGTGACAGCAAACTGGTCAAGCTCCGTGCAGAGGATGTCTTGCATATCCCAGGGCTGGGTTTCGATGGCATTATGGGCTATTCA